AGCAATTACAGATTCTTGCATTAGAGATCGCGGCTGGTAGTGGCAAGTCTCTCCAGGCCGTTACAGAAAGCCTCTCAAAGGCTCAGGAAGGCAACCTAGCAGGCCTTAGCCGCTTAGGTGTAGGACTTGATAAGGCTGAATTAAAGACCCTTACATTCGACCAGATAACAGCTAAACTAGCAGGCACTTTCGAGAACCAGGCTTCTAAGCAAGCAGATACATTCCAAGGTAAGTTAGCCCGTCTCACAGTAGCCTTCGATGAAGGTAAGGAAACAGTTGGCGCTTATATCCTCGATGCAATTACTCCAATGGTCGAGGCTCTCGTTAAGAATGTTATCCCAGCAATTCAAGACTTTACTTCTAACCTAGGAGATAAACTCGCTCCGGTCATGAAGGTTCTTCAGCCAATCATTAACGGCCTACGATCAGCATTTACTTCTGTAAGAAATGCTCTTGCTGAAAATAATGATGAGCTACGCCCATTCTTTAACCTTCTCAAGAACATCACAGACTTCGTAGTCACTTATATGGCACCGGCTATTGGTCAGACTCTAGGCTTAGCCTTTAAGGCTCTTGGTAAAATCCTTGAAGGGATTATCGATACTTTTGCTAGTTTCGTTAGTAAGATTACAACGATTTACAATTCAATCACAGGCATTATTGATGCCATTAAGGGTGCTGGGTCAGCAGTAGGAAACTTTATATCTGGCGCCTCATTCCCTTCAGGGGCTACATCTCCAGCAACTCCTGTAACCCCAAGCCCACAATTACAGACACCTTCGCTTCCACGCTATATTTACGCCAGTCAAGGCAGCACCAATATCACAGTTAATGGCGCAATCGACAGCGAGTCAACTGCTCGCCAGATCGTAGGACTTCTCAACGATTCCTCAGCTCGAGGAACCCTCGGTGGCTCAGGGCTCGTATTCGTATGACCGCCTATACCCCTTCGTACAAAGTTTTAGTAGACGGCGATGAAGTTACAGATGTAACTATCGCTAACCTTACGGTTACTTCCGGCAGAACCGATATTAATGTCCAGCCCCTAGCAGGCTATTGCCAGTTGCAGTTAATGAACTTAGATAACTCAAGCTATAACTTCACAGTAGGAACTGGCCTTGCAGTAGAGGTAACTAATTCATCCGGAAATTATATCCCTATCTTTGGCGGTTACATTTCAGACTTTACTATCGCCGTTAATCGAGCCGGTGACCTTGGCTATACCACCGTAGCAACCATTACAGCTCTTGGTGCCTTATCTAAACTGCCCAAAATTATTGATAACGGAATCTTGTCCCAAGACTTCGATGGTGACCAGATTTACACACTTCTTTCAGGCTATCTATTAGGCCAATGGAACGAGGTTCCAGCAGCTCAGACTTGGGCTAATTATGACCCTACTGAGACTTGGGCTAATGCCGTGAATATCGGATTGGGCGAAATTGACCAGCCGGGCGATTATGAACTTATTGCACGATCATCAAGTAAGACAGACCTTTATACACTTTGCACAGATATCGCTAACTCAGCCTTCGGAGTTCTATATGAAGATTCCAATGGCAATATTGGCTATGCAGACCAGACTCATAGACAGGATTACCTAGCGGCTAACGGCTACACAACCCTAGATGCTAACCATGCCAATGGACTAGGACTAGCTGCGACTACTCGCGCTGGAGACCTTAGAAACTATTTCAACATCATTTACGATAACAATGGCAACCAGTCCTATGTAGCACAGGATTTAACTAGCCAATCTCTTTATGGCGTTTATGGAGAATCCTATACTTCCCGCATTAAGAAAACATCTGATGCTGAAGCCTTGGCAGATCGCTACATCGAGCTAAGAGCCAATCCTTATCCTAAGTTTCAAAGCATTACCTTTACCCTTGGAAACCCTGAAATCGATGACTCTGATAGAGATGCCCTTATCAACATATTTCTAGGCCAGCCAGTCTGGATTCAGAATTTACCGCCTAATATCACCGGCGGTTCATTTCAAGGCTACATCGAAGGCTGGACTTTCAGAGCAAGCCTCAACAACCTAAGCGTGACTTTCAACGCTTCTCCAATAAACTTCTCCCAAGTTGCGGTAAAATGGGAGCAGGTAAATGCAGCAGAAACTTGGAACACAATTAACACAAGCCTAACCTGGCTAAATGCGATCGGAGTAGTAGCGTAATGGCAACAACAACAACTAACTTTGGGTGGGATATCCCTCAGTCGACAGACCTAGTAAAGGATGGCGCCACCGCTATTGCTGCACTTGGCCAAGATATCGACACAGCTATGGTCGACCTTAAAGGCGGAACTACCGGCCAAGTATTGTCCAAGGCATCCGGTGCAGACCTTGACTTCTCATGGGTCGCTCAAGATGACTCAAACGCTATTCAGAACGCTATTGTCGATGCTAAAGGTGATCTTATTGCTGCAACGGCATCCGATACTCCTGCTCGTTTAGCAGTTGGAACTAATGGACAAGTTCTTACAGCTGATTCAGCTGAGGCAACAGGTCTAAAATGGGCTGCTTCACCAGCCGGTGCGCTTTCGTTAGTTAAAACTCAAACCATTGGTACAGGCGTTTCATCAATCGCAGTTACTAACGCGTTCTCTAGCACTTACGATAGTTATTTGATAATTGTAAGCGGCGGTGTTTTAAGTGGAAACTTTAATTTACAACTGCAACTTGGATCAACTACAACAGGATATTACACCTGGGGCTATTATGTAAACCCATCATCTACAACTCTTAATGCCGATCCAGGAAACAATGTATCTAATTTTCTATACTCATTTAGCGGGTCAACTAGCGGTTGTAATGGAATTGTTACTCTGATTGGCCCTAACCTTGCTAAACCAACCGCTATGGCTTCGCAAGGAATGCGCCCATCAAGTGCTAGAACTTATGTAACATACACAGGCACTGAGGATTCAAGCACTCAACACACAGGTTTTACTTTAATTGTTGATGGCGGTGGAACGGCCACAGGCGGAACAATCAAAGTCTACGGATATGTGAACAGTTAAGGATGAAAACCATGCGCCCACTAATACAAATTGATGATGAAGTCCGCGAAATGAACGATGATGAACTTGCTCAACATGAAGCCAATAAAGCAAAACAAGTCGAAGCCGAAGCAGTGCTTTTAGAAAAGCAGGCTGCAAAGGCTGCACTTTATGAGCGTTTAGGCATAACCGCAGAAGAAGTCGCTTTATTACTCGGATGACTCCTAAGTTATGCAAAGCCGGTCAGCAACTAAGAGAGCAGTTCGATGATACTTTTCCAGACCGAGATAGAACCTCGGATGGATGGATCGCAGATGCTCGTCATGTCGCAACTGGTAAGTCTGACCATATTCCAAGCGTTGATAGCAAAACAGTTAGGGCTATCGATGTTGACCGGGATGTATCTGGTAAGGCAAAACCCGACCTCATGCCTGACATTGCTGACCAGATTCGACTCTGCGCCAAGGCCGGAGATAAAAGGGTCGCATACATCATTTTCAATGGGCGAATCGCATCGCCTCGCTTGGGTTGGCGTTGGCGAAAGTATGCAGGATCTAATCCGCATAAGCACCATTGCCATATTTCTTTCACTCCAAAGGGCGATACAGATGGTTCGTTCTTTAATATCCCAATGTTAGGCGGCACAGTATGAACATGAAGAACCCAGCAATCCTTACAGCAGGAGCGTTCCTAGCTGCGTGGGGAGCATCTAACTTTGCACTCGACTATCGCTCAGTTCTATGGGCGGTTCTAGCAGGCGTGTTCGGATACGCAACTCCTAAGAAATAATGAGCGCGGTAGATTACTCGGCTATTGCCGTTGGAATTGTTACTGTTCTCGGTGGCACAGCTGCGTTTCTACAGTTTCTAATTAAGCATTACTTAAATGAACTTAAGCCCAATGGCGGTTCTAGCATTAAGGATCAGGTTAATCGACTGGAAGCGCGTGTCGATACAATCATCGAGCTGTTAGGTAAGTAACACTTTATCTATGGCAAGGAAACGACCAGTCATAGACTTAGATACTTATAGCAAACTCGATGCTTATTGCATTGCTATGAATGAGTATTACAAGTCATTACGCAGAGCAGGATTCACAGAGACCCATGCCTTCTGGCTGCTCTCAGATCGTGAAACCTTCCCGGACTGGATAATTCCCGACCTACCCAACCGGATAGACAATATCCCATACGAGGATGATGACGAGGACTAAATGAAGCGAATCGTTATTCTGAGCGATTTACAGGTTCCCTTCGAGGATGTCCATGTAACCCAGAACATAGCTAGATTCCTACAAAAGTTTAAGCCAGACCAAACAGTAACAATTGGAGATGAAATTG